ACCGCTTCTATGCAAGAGGCAGATGAAATTGCACAAGCTGAAGTTGCAGTAGGCGAGGTGCAAGAAGAAAATGAAGAGCTTAAAGAAGCAATACAAAAATTACACAACAATATTAACAATTTAACAAGTCAAAACAGCAAATATAAAGAAGCGTTACGGTCACTTCAAGAAAGAGTGTCAGAAATTAACGTTTCAAATGCTAGACTATTATACACGAACCGTGTCCTTAACGATCCCTCGCTGAATGAGCGACAAAGAAATAAAATTGTCGAAGCGATCTCTCAGTGCGGTTCTATAGAAGAGGCAAAAGTTATCTACGAAACCCTTCAAGGCGCAGTGAGAGAGGCCGGATCCCGGCGCGCTCCAACTTCACTGAGCGAAGCAGTTACTAGAGACCGATCTCTTCTACTACCCAGGAGGCAGCAGCATTCGGCCCCAGATGTGCAAGCATATGAAAGAATGAAAGCTCTTGCCGGAATTAAAAAATAAAACTAAAAACATTAAAGGAGAAAATAAAATGTCTGTTTTACAAAAACTAACCGAGGGTATCGTCAACAGGGATCTAGGCAAAGAAGGTGCCGCTCTACTATCAAAGTGGGAGCGTACTGGATTGCTAGAAGGTCTCGGTGACCACTCTCGTACTACTATGGCTCGATTGCTTGAAAACCAAGCTAAAGAGCTACTACGCGAGGCATCTACCATGGCTGGTGGAGATGTCGAGGGTTTTGCATCTGTTGCATTCCCAATCGTTCGACGCGTTTTCGGAGGCCTTATCGCCAACGACCTCGTTTCAGTTCAGCCGATGAGTTTGCCTTCAGGCCTCATCTTCTTCCTTGACTTCACGTATACGGGTAGAGCCGAAACGTCTGGAGTTCATGGAGATCGCTGGCGTCCCGGCGATTCATTGTTTGGTGGAGGCGTTGTCGGTCAGCAAATTACCGGCGGTGTTGAAATCAGCTCTGGTTCTAGAGGTGATGACGGATTCTATAACCTTAGTCAAGGTTATTCATCCCCAATTCACACCGGCTCTGTTAACCTTACGTTGCAGCGAGTCACCTCAGGTGTTCTCGGATCAACGGCGGCCGACGTCGAGTTTACTCGACCCGGATTAGGCGGCGGAGGTATTACGACGTCAATTAACAAGTTGTGTCGTTACGATCCTGACTTGTCAGGCTCAACGGTTTCAATCTATGCTGCAACTGCCTCTGCAAACATGCAGTATGATGCAACCTCGCCAATGAACTGGGACAACCTTATTGCGCTAGCGCTTGATCATGATGCTGATGGCACCGCAGGCTCGACAAGCGTCGACCTCACCGAGTGTCGCCAAATTCGTCGTCTCAACCAACTTGTCGGCATCGCTGAAGATCTTAGTGTTCCGGCCCTTCTCACGAAGGCTGCGACCGCAAAGGCGTTTATCTTTGTATTCGAGCACGTTGGAAATCGAACGGATGCGCAGGTTACGACAGAGCTAAACACTGTCGCCAAGCGAACCCGCTACCCACTCAAGGACAACCTTGATAATGTTGGTGAAAGGTCGCTAGGAGCCGTTGTTGGAGCCGATATGTGGGGGCTCGAATTTGAGTCTACAATCCCCGAGATTGACATCAAAGTCGATTCCGTGGCGATTACCGCGAAGACCAAAAAGCTCAAGGCCAAGTGGACGCCAGAGTTGGGACAGGATCTTAATGCCTATCACAACTTGGATGCCGAGGTCGAGCTAACTGGTATTCTTTCTGAGCAGATTGCTCTTGAAATTGATCGTGAAATTGTTAACGATCTTGTTCAAGGTGCTTCCGCCGGAACTTACTACTGGTCACGCGCTCCCGGCTTGTTCGTCAACCGCTTAACTGGTATGGAGGTAGGACACGCATCTGCTGCCCCTGACTTCACCGGTACGGTAAGCGAATGGTATGAGACTCTTGTTGAAACAATCAACGATGTGTCTGCGCAAATTCACCGTAAGACTCTACGAGGTGGAGCTAACTTCTTGGTCTGTGGACCAGAGGTTGCCAACATCCTTGAGTTCACCAGTGGATTCCGTGCAAACATCACCGGTGATGCTGACAAGGGAACCGTCGGAGCAGTTAACGCTGGCTCAATCTCTAAGAAGTGGGATGTGTGGGTTGACCCCTATTTCCCCCGTAACGTGATCCTTGTTGGTCGCCGCGGAAACAGCTTCCTTGAGAGCGGTTACGTCTACGCACCATACGTGCCACTACAGACTACACCCACAATCTTCGGAACGGAAGACTTCGTACCCCGTAAGGGCGACATGACGCGCTACGGTAAAAAGATGGTCCGTCCTGATATGTACGGGCTAGTTATTGTACGCGGCCTTCTTGGCGAAGCTGGTAAGCAGTCATAAGATAGCGTAGTTTACCACTAAAATCTTAAGCCCCCGGCTGAAAAGTCGGGGGCTTTTGCTATGAAAATACTACTTAATAGTGAGGCCGGCTCTTCGGATCTGGTCTCATGTTCTATATCTATATCTATAAACAACTAATAAGGAGGATTTTATTATGGGATCAAAAAGAATGGGCTCAGCCCGATTAGAGACGCTGCTTCAACAGGCCGCGGCAAGAAGCGAAGGTTTAGGCCTCAAAGGGGGATCGAGACTAGCTGCTGGTGAGATTTGTCAAACCAGACATCAGTTTGCTGAACCACCAGTCGTCATACAAGCAGACGGCACCGTAGCCGATACTTCCGACGATGCAATAAACATTCATCAGTATGCGAGCGGATTACAACTGATGGTGCAGAATATCACTGCTCAAACACTTGTGTACCCGCAAGCATCAACCAGTGGCCTCGATTACTCTGGCGATAGCGCGGACGACGCAGGCTTTGCAATAGCGATGAGACAGCATACGTACAAGGGTCAGCTCAATAAAAATTATTTTACAGTTGGCACTAGTCCTGCATTTTACTTTTCGCTCAAGTTTAGTATCGCAGATGTCACTGACACTGATGACTGTATCGTGGGCTTTCGCAAAGTCGAGGCTGTTCAAGATGGCATCGACGATTATGACGAGATGGCTGGCTTAAACGTCATTAGTGGTAACATTACCATTGAGACGATTATTAATGGTGCTACTACGGTCAGCACGGACACTACTGACAACTGGGCCGATGGGGAAACTCACACGCTCAAGGTACTTGTTTCCGCTGCTGGAGCGGTTTCATATCAAATTGATGGTGTCACACCAAGCGCTCTACCCGCTACTGCTATCTCTTTTGATGACGGAGAAAACGTAACACCTTTCTTCCAGTTTCTTCATGCCGGAGCTACTGCCCCAGGCATCGTTCTAATCGAATGGGAATCTGGACTGCAATCAGATTCATAATCTATACGGCACAAGTCATTAAAATAAACCTTTAAAGTTTTTCCCTCTTCTTCGGAAGGGTGTTTTTCTTTTTTAAGAACTAATTATTACAAAATAGGAGGCCACATTATGGGCAAAAAAAGAAGAATGCTTAGCAGCGCAAAATATAAAGGTAAACGTACCGCACTTTGGGAGGCTTTGAATAACACCGCTGAACTATCGGCAAGAGTAGATGAGGTCATTGAACAAGTTGAAGCAGTTGCCACCCCTGTTGTTGCGACACCAGCCAAAACTTTCGAACCAGCTCCTGCTCCCATTGCGAAACCAGTTGTTACAAAAACGATCAAGACTGCTAAGGTTGCAAAAACTAAAGCTACAGCTGCAAAACCTAAAAGAAAAGCAAGAACGACTACAAAGAAATAACCTTCTATACTTGAAAACCGATTTAGAAGGGCCGCTTTCCATTTGCAAAACTAATTATGCATAGGAGGGATTATGTGTGTCGTATCCAACATTAACACCAAAGAGCAAAACAAGCGCAATTGTGCTTCCGGCCACTGGTACAGTTGAAACATCTAGTGGCGTATGTGATACTGCGTCTGCTTGTAATACCGCGCACTATCCTGTAGGCGCCTATACCGGATCTGCACAGTTTTTATCTGGCGCAGCAGCACAGGTTGCGTATACATATAAGAAACTAGGTGGCGATATACTAGATATTGAGCTTACAACGGGTAACGTATACGCTGCATACGAAGAGGCAGTGCTAGAATATTCGTATTTAGTGAACCTGCATCAGTCTAAAAATGTGCTTTCTGATTATCTTGGCGCATCTACTGGCAGCTTTAACCATCAGGGGAAAATAGCAGAGACCGGCCATGCATTGTCAGGTTCTGATCTTTCGTTAAGATACCCTCGCATGAAAATCACGTACGAGAAGAGGGTATCGGATTTTATGGCTACGCGCGCAGGCCTTGCGGGAGATACAACGATATATTCAGCTTCTGTATCAACTGCGACGAGCAAATCTGATTATGATCTGCAAGAAATTGTCGCTGCAGCTGCCGAAGAAACAGATTCAGAGTTTTATAATAAAGTTTCTAATAAGAAAATCACAGTTAAAAAGGTTTATTTTAAAACACCTTTTGCTATGTGGAGATTTTTCGGGTATTACGGAGGCATCAATGCCGTTGGCAACCTTTCATCTTACGGGATGTATGCTGACGACAGCACCTTTGAGCTAATCCCGGCGTGGCACAATAAACTTCAGGCCATGCAGTTTGAAGACAACATCTGGACGAGAGTTTCACATTATTCATTTGAACTAAAGAACAATAGACTGAGAATTTTCCCAACTCCTTCAACAATTAGCCCAAGCAAGATATGGTTTGAGTTCACAGTTGACGAAGATCCGTGGGATGAACCAGCAGATAGTAAAACTGGCACAATGGGCGTTAACAACCTGAGTACAATTCCTTTTGAGAACGTGCCCTACGAAAATATTAACTCAATTGGCAAGCAGTGGATCAGAAGATTTGCTTTGGCGGTTAGTAAAGAGGTGCTAGGACAAGTGCGTAGTAAATTCGCCAACATACCAGTACCGGGAGACTCTATTATACTCAATGGACAAGCGCTCATTTCAGAAGGGAGGGAAGAGCAGG